ACCAAACCGTACAGTTTGCAGACCCGATTATCCACAAGGTCATACAAGACATGGGTGGGTGGGTGCATCTTGGTAAAAAAGAAGAGGACGAGTGGGCTTTTGTGGCTAAAGAGTTTCAGACCCGCTATAGGGGTTTAAAGACCACAGGAGCGCCGATTGACGCACCGCAGGTACTTACGGGTATCACAGACCAACAAAACGCTCTAGCTGGCGTTAATTTCAAATCTAAGCCAATCCTGATAGGACACCGAAATGACACCATCCGCACGCTCGATAGCACACATGAAGTCGCTCGGTTATCAGGTAGCTAATTGCGACCACTACAACTACTTCACCAAGCGTAGACATGATCTGTACGGATGTATTGACCTGCTCTGCATTGGCAACGGAGAGACGGTAGCTGTACAGGTTACGAGCAAGTCCAATATGTCTAGCAGGATTAAGAAGATTGAGGCAGCAGAGGCTTTCCCTGAGATGCTGCGGTCAGGTTGGCGTGTGCTTGTGCATGGATGGTGGCGTGGTTCTAACGGTCGTTATCAATTAAAGGAGTTTGAATTTTGATTACTCAAGAAATTTTAAAATCAATTGTTGATTATGACGAAACAACTGGAATATTTACTAATAAAGTAAATAGAAGACCATGTAAGGTCGGAAAGGTTTTAGGAACAAAAGACCCAAAAGGATACTTAAAAATTGGGATAAATAAAAAAGTATATACGGCTCACAAACTTGCATGGTTATATGTGTATGGTGAATTACCAAAACATCAAATTGACCACATCAACGGAGTTAAAGATGACAATAGGATTCTTAATTTGCGTGACATACCATCACAATGGAACACTCAAAATCAACACAAAGCACCTAAAAATAGCAAAACAGGATTCTTAGGTGTTTCTTGGTCTACACAAAAAAACAAATTTAGATCATGTATTACTGTTGATGGTTTGCAAAAACACATTGGTTTTTTTGATAAAGCACAAGACGCAGCCGTAGCGTATCAATTAGCTAAACAAAAATTTCATCCTGGATACGCAAATCAAATACAACAAGAATCAACAAAAGTCTATTAGGGAAAGTCCCTATATACACACAAAAGCCACAGATTTACAGTTTCATCACCTTAACCAAGGAGCTACAAATGAAAACAATATCTACATACGATGCAGTCTGCTACGCAATTGCTGCTTTTGCCTTTGGCGCTTTGTTTGTGTTGGAGTTGCTATGAACCTTGAAACCAATGTCCGCATTATGCAAGCGTTCTCAGACGGTAAGTACCCGATCCGTGACGCAGAATTTTGGGCTGAACACATGAGCGATAAGCACTTTGTTATGGACTTGCTTAAGACCATTTCTGAGGCTTACTACAGTCCTGATCCCGCAATTGGCGAGATGTTAGACAAAATCGAAGCACGAATCTATCAGGTGGCAAAATGAGCGTACACAAGAAACTAATGTTAGCCCGTATTACCCTGCAAGACACGGCTCTTACAAAGTCAGGTCATAACAAGTTTGCGGGTTACAAATATTTTGAGCTTGGGGACTTTATTCCTGAAATCCAAAAGATATTTTACAACCTTAAATTATGTGGAGTTATCAGCTACACGCAAGACATGGCTACGCTGTCCATTATTGACTTGGAAGACAATAGCAAAATTGAGATAACTAGCCCTATGTCTTCTGCCGCACTTAAGGGCTGTCATGAAGTGCAGAACTTAGGGGCTGTACAAACCTATATCCGAAGATACCTTTGGGTTACGGCAATGGAGATTGTGGAGCATGATGCCATAGATAGCTCGCCTGGCGCAGACGTAGAAGTAGCCGTTAAAGCGATCCAATCAGCTACGGACTTAGATTCACTCAAGGCTCACTTTTCAAGCGCTGTAAAGCTGTTTAAGGGAGATACAGAGGCATTTGCAAAGGTCAATGCAGCTAAAGATGCACGCAAAGCTGAACTCTTAGCAAAGGACGCAGCATGATTGAGCAAGGAACACCTGAATGGCTAGCCCTCAGAGTCGGGAAAGCGACTGCTTCTAGGATGTCAGATGTAATGTCTGCCATTACAACAGCTGGTTATAGGAATTACCTTGCTGACTTGGTGGTAGAGCGGCTTACAGGAATTAAAACAGCGTCATTTACAAATGGAAGTATGCAATGGGGAGTAGACCAAGAGCCTATTGCTCGTGCAGAGTACGAGGTTAAGACGGGTAACTTTGTGGATCAGATTGCCTTTGTTGACCACAAGACTATCCCAATGTTTGGGTGCTCGCCTGACGGTCTGATAGGAGAAGACGGGCTTATCGAGATCAAGTGCCCCAACACAGCTACGCATATTGACTATGTTATGGCTGACAAAGTACCTACAAAGTACATCCCGCAGATTCAATGCCAACTAGCAGTTACGGGTCGTAAGTGGTGTGATTTCGTAAGTTTTGACCCAAGACTGCCGGATGGTTTACAAATGCTAATTGTCCGTGTTGACAGGGACGATGAGTATATCGAGAAGTTGGAGGACCGTGTAGTTAAGTTTTTAGACGAAGTAAATAGCGCCGTTAACGGCTTAAAGGAAAAAATGAAATGAGTATCGCTTACGAAGTAATGGCTAGTACCGGATCGTACACAGACAAGAATGGTGCTGAGAAGCGCCGTTGGATGAAGTGCGGCATTGTTATGAACACCAAGACAGGCGGTCTAGCACTAAAGCTAGAGGCTGTTCCTGTAGGGTCAGACGGATGGTTCAGCTTGTTTGAACCTAAAGCCAAGGACGAGCAGCCACGCCAGCGTCAGGCAAACATTGCAGACGAAGAATCAGACATTCCATTTTAAGGACTAAAAAATGAGCCATTGGCTAATCGCAGCAACCGGAGTTGCCTACCTATGGGTAAGTATTGAGCAATTCCACAAGGGCAATATTTCTACCGGAATGGTTTGGGCAGGTTATGCGTTTAGTCAAATCGGCTTGTGGAGGCTTGCATCGTGAACGAACGAATTAAAGAGCTTGCTGAACAGTCTGGTCTGGAGTGGGTAGAAATGATGCAGACTTGGTTAGCCAACGATGCTGAGATTGAACGCTTTGCCGAGTTAGTGCGCCAAGATGAGCGAAATAAGAAATGGACTCAGAAACAATGGACTGATTATGAACTGGCAATCGCCGCTGATGAGCGTGAGGCGTGTGCGAAGTTGTGTGACCCATACACGCATGGACAATGGTTTGCCAAAGCAATCAGAGCAAGGGGAAACACATGAGCATCGAAGCAATGAAGCAAGCGTTGGAATGGGCAAACGAACACGGAGAAACTGTTTTCTTTGGTGGCGGCATTGATGCTGTTAACAAAATGAATGAGTGGACAGCCGCCCTACGCCAAGCCATCGAGCAAGCAGAGAAGCAATTTAATCCTGACTGGGATCAACAAGCCGTATTGGTCGAACGTATTCGTGAGCTTGAGGCGCAACAAGCATTAGACAAGAAAGCCGACAACGCTCGGGAGTTGGGGTTGGATTACGAGCCAACTCACACAGACCACCCTATGCGCCATTGGGATAGAACCTGTCCGGCTTGTGTTGCGGAGCAAGAGCCTGTGGCGTGGCGTAACGATGGATTTTTACATCACGAAGCCAATGCAAAAGGAAACACATGAATAGCTGCATACCAAATACTCCCGAAAAATTGGATCGCTGCTTTATTGTTAAAGCAGCAACAAATTCCGCTATGGCTTTACAGATGGCACAGCAAGTATGGACTGATCCAGAATTAGAAGGTTATGAAATTGCTGATTTTGTAGATATCATAAATACAGTTTCCATAAAACTAAGAAATTATTGCCAACAGGTAAATGGCGCTGCTCATATAAAATCAAAGGAAAAAGAAACATGACTAAGCCACAGAATTGCGGCTCAGGCTTTTGTAGCTGCATAGAGTGCCCATACGAGCCACGCTTGATAGGCTGGCTAACGCCTGACAATATGTTTACCAGACATGAGCCGGACGATTTAACAGGATGCAAGGAGGTTAGAGTGCCTAGTATTGATTACCCAAAAGTAGCTAACGATACACAAGTGGGCGGAACGCATTACAGGCTAAAAATTGAGCCTTGGGACTACATTATTCAAAACAATCTAGGCTATTTAGAAGGCAACATTCTGAAATATATTACCCGCTATAAGGGTAAACACGGGGTAGAAGATTTACAAAAAGCTAGGCATTATCTTGATAAGTTAATTGAAACTCTCACAGAGGATGAATCATGGACAAAGCAGACAAAATAAAGACAGCTTTGGAATTCCTGCAAACAGGTAGCAAACTAGACATTAAGGCAGCTATCATGGTTTTGCAGTCCATCCGTGATTCTGACGAAGTGTGTGCAAACTGTATCAGCCCTAGGGAGTGCGAGTTTAACGACCGCTGCCAAAAGGGAGATAAGTTGAGATGAGAATTACGGAAATGCAGGACCTATTAGACGGATGCCGACAATTTATCGTAATTCTATGTGATGAATTTGAGCTTGAATATCCACAAGAACTGTTTGCAGAAATAGCTGTAGCATTAGGCGAGACAGATGATTAAGAATACGCACCCGTTGTGCTTTGATAGCTTGGAGCAATACAACCTATGGAGAGCAGCAGCTAGGCAGAGTTATCCAGGTAGCTCGCATATTTGCGCTGACTGCACACCTGAGTATCAGGCAAAGATGATAAAAGAGCACAGATGCGAAAAACCTTTGGCGAAATTTATCCGTGAAGATGGCGAGATGGTGGGGAAAGCAAAGTGGAGAGAGTAAAGTTTACCCTTACCCAAGACAGGTCTAGGGTTAAGCACATTATAGACATATCACCCGATGGATGGGTAGTAGAGATACGAGAGCCTAGCCGTACAAAGGATCAAAATGCTTTGTATTGGGCTACCTTGCACGACCTGTCAGACAGGGTAAAGATTGACGGTAAGCAGTATTTACCGATGGTTTGGCATAAGTATTTCAAGGAAAGATTCCTGCCTGGGCGCATTATTGAGCTACCTTACGGGCATATCGTGGAAGCCGAGCCTAGTACGGCAGAGCTTACGAAAGAGCAGTTTAGCGAGTACATAGAAAATGTTATGCAGTTTTATCACTTACACAAGGAAGAGTAATGAAAACAATACTAGCAATCCTACTTATCGCAAGCACCACAACAGCCTACGCTCGCTGCTTTTCGTCTACTTTTGTAACTGGGACAAAGGTAACCGTTTGTACAACTTGCTGCACAACTACCGGATGTATGACTACCTGCCTATGAATACGACTAACTCAATGGTGCTCAAGATTATCAATGAGCGTGGTACTGTTAACTCAGAGACTATATCAAAACACTTTGATTTAGCGCCTGGACACATACAGGACATTTTGCGCAGCTTGTACAAGTCTAGACTTATCCATATAGCAGAGTACAGACCGGATAAGCGTAATTGCTTGCGACCTTGGTATGCAGCGGGTAACAAGATAGACGCTGAAAAGCCGCCTGTTAAGTACGCTACAGAACGCCGCAGGGAGAGACTACTAGCCGCTAAACAGCCGTTTACACCACGCAGGGATATAGCCTCCGAATGGATGACGCACCTATAGATACTTGGTCTGAGGCTTGGCGGCTAGAGTGCGAGGCACGCCATGTATTAAGCCTAAAGGACAAAAAGACTCGCAATGCGTATCTTGGTAGGATTAGGGCTAAACGTGGCGATCAAGCCGCAGACATACTAGAGGGAGCTGTGTACCGTGCGTGGAAACTATCGAAACAAGAAACTGCTTGAGGTTGTCAGACAGTCACCCTGTCAGCATTGCGGAGCAGAGGACGGGACTTGTTGCGCTGCGCATAGTAATTGGGCAGAGGATGGGAAAGGCATGGGGATTAAGGCTCATGATTACAAAATAGCAGCCTTGTGCTTTAGATGCCATATGGCGCTAGACCAAGGCAAAGATATGACTAAAGACGAACGTAAACAAATGTGGCAAAATGCACACAATCGCACTATCGCTTGGTTATTTGAATCAGGGAATATAAAGGTATGAGCCTACGAGACCGTCTTGTTAACTGGTCGTTTGCTATGCAGGGTCAAACAGGACCGCAGCCGGATAACCATTGCAGATCAGCCGAGCGTATGTATATCCCCGAGACGGGAGCGGTATGGGACGAGGAGGTAGAGGATAAGATAGAACTAGACGAGCTGGATGCTGAAGTTGTAGAAGAAGCGGTATGCAACTTGCGTACGGATTTGCGTACCGTTATAAAGGCACGATATATTAGTTTTCCGTACCACAACATAAACCATGTGGCACACTTTGTAAGAATGTCACCCAAAAAGTTTACAACCAACTTGGAAGAAGCACACCGCAGACTAGCCAAGAAACTAGGAGAGCACGATGGAAGCGAAAATACTAAACCCTGAGTTTGTGTACACACCTGTAGGTACGTGTATTACAAAGCGTTGGCGGGAGCTAGGATGGGTTCCTGCGAGTGAAGACCCGCAGATTATCTCTAAATGGCAGAAGATTCAGGCGTTGTCAGCTAGGACTACTTCGTTAGTTTCTTGACCCATTCGTAGCAGGCGGCTGCGTAAGCGGCTGCCTCGTCTGCCCTGCGGGACTCGTTAAGAAGAAATCCCGCAGCTTGATCTGAAAGTCTTGCGCCGGAGGTGGCGTTGTTAGGATTGCCGGAGGAATCGGGTTTGCCGGACACGGAGCAACTATTGGTGGCGTAACGGTCGTACAACCCTGCATACTCACTAGCAAGCCTGAGATTATCAACAAATAGGTCATCGAGCTTTTTACGATTTTCAACATGAATCACCTCTATATCCTGCGCTAATTTTGCATTTTTTCGTTCAATTTCAATGAGTTGCTCAGTGGCTTGACGCAGTGCAATATTAGCCTCTACTTGCAACTTATTTACAATTGCCTCGTGTTTATTGTTCTTATACTCTGCGGTCAGATACCATCCTGAAGCCGATCCTAGAGCAAAAGACAATAAAACAGCTACTACCGTACTGTTAAGGTTTGTTAGCAGGTTTAATATGTATGTCATCGTATGTCGCAAAGCCTATATAAGCCGCTACTACCGCCCCCACAAACCCGTAGAACGGTAGAGCAATCTGCCCCAATGTAGCCGATTCCGTAGCCAAAATAAGCAAGGGAAAGGCTAACCCGCCTAACATGGATAGCCAAGCCATCTTGCGCCGATTGCGCCAGCGGTCAGTATCCGGTAATGTCGATTGAGGCGTATCTTGCATTTCCTGCCATCCGGTTAATCCAACCTTTCCCGAAATGATCCCATGTGCTGTTAACCGTGTAAAAGTTTAGGCGGTCTGCCATCATTTTAAAAACTGTTCTCGTGACATTAGAGGCGTTTGTTTTGGAAATGGTCTCATTACCTACCTGACCGTCAGGAATCGCTCCTACGGCTTTCTGAAGCCATTTAGCGGCATTTCCTGCGCCGTGGTTCACACAACCATCGAAGAACTGGAAAGCAATAGGAAATGGCACCTCGCCACAACGGTTTGCATCCCAAAAGGCACGCTTGTAGATAACTATTGCCTCGTTCCGGTTCATGGTCTTCATGTCCCCATGAAAACCATTAGCCCGTGCTGTACCGATAGTTATGCCCCAATTGGTCTCACCGCCCAAATCTTCCTTGATATTGGCGTATCCACCCTCGTGCCCCAAGACTCGCTCGATAGCTATGTCAAAGCTCATTTTTTCTTACGCTTCCACTTAACGAATTCTGCGCCCTCGAACGGGTCCCAAAACACTTTAACCATGTCGGGGTGCTCTTGAGGCAGATCAGGGTTAATAACTGTCATACAAGCAGGGGATAAGGACTGATCCCTAAACCCACGCTCTTTTGCGTAACTGTCGAAAATCTTATAGCTTGCGACTTGGATCGCATGGCAGACCCGACCCGTGCCTGGGTCTTTCACGATACCGTAGCCCGATGTGTGTTTATGCCCTGAGATCATAATGTGGTCACGCAAGCCCATCTGCGCTGCTTTCATCTGTCCGTGGGCAGGATTCCATTGTGAATGTCCGGCAAAGTCATGTCGAGCATTAACGATAATTTCCCGCTTGTTAGGAAAGCGCAGACCGATACGACACTCGCTTGACTGATACAGGGTATTAGATTGTCTGCTAATCCACTTAATCGGGTCGCTAGAGCCTGACCATGCGTCATGGTTGCCACCAATCATATACAGCCATCTCGTGCGCTGAATGAACCACTCGGCTAGTTTCCACGCCTGATCTGCGGATGTGCTTTGGTGGGCATAAAGCCTTGCCAAGCGTCCTACCCAGTTATTAGTGGTATCGCCTACGTTAGCGCCCCAAATGCCCTCTTGGTGCGTTAGATCACCGTGCTCTCGTATGGCGGCTAGGTCTGTACCGTCATCGTCAACATGAGGGTCTCCAAAGTGGAGGATGCCGATAGTGCCAGGTATGTTGACCTTGACCGGAATTAGCTTAGTAGCCTCTTGGTGTCGCTTTTTCTTGGTAAATTGCTTAATACGATGCTCGACCAACTCATCTACATCTATGTCATCGTCAGGCAATGGGGTAACGGTGAACTCTGTCTTAACAGGCGCACGATCACCAAACATATTTTGGTACAACATAAGCCTGTGTTTAAGCGTTGTAACAGGAATACCTAGCGCATCTGCGGCTGCTCGTTTATTCCCCGCATCTACAAATGCGTTCCAAGATTCTACAAGTAGCTTGTCGCTTAACGGTGGTGTTGGCATATAGCCCTCAAGTTTTTAGATCACCTAGCTCGGTAATCTTTTCAATCATCCCGTGCGGAATGAAGATAAGGTTAGCGCAATCCTCGGGAAACCAAGTCTGTGCAAGCATTACGCCTTTCTTATTCTGCTTAACTAGAAATCCCGTAGACCAACAAGGCTCTGCCGTTATCTCTGTATTCTCCCCAAACATCCATCCGTCTAAGTGGTATGCGTCTATCCATCTAACTATCACGAGCTTGGGGCTTTTCATAAGTTATCCTAGTGTGGTTTGAATCGTTCGTAAGCAGCCACTATTAGCGTTCCTAGACCTGCTACCCAAAGGATAGGTTTAGCAACTTTAGCAATCCACTCAAGAACTAGAAACGCACCCTTCGCCGCAGCAAAGGCGCTTACCACTTCTGTCGTGCTTTCACTTAACTTATCTACTTTACTCTCAACAGCCACTAGGCGGTCATATATCTCTCTGTGTGTAACGTCTTCCATTGTTAGCTCGCAAGAAAAACCCGCCGTAGCGGGTATTTATACCATAAACTTGTTACAGAGGGTTAACTTGTTGAACTTCTGTTGGAGCTACCCAATTAGGGTCATGTGCCCACTCAACACTAGGCAGAGCCGCCAAAGCCGCTACGTCCGCACAGGCGGTAATAGCCGATACCTGAGCCGCAGCTTGGTCACGGATTTCCTGCCGCCATGCCGCCCAATTAACCTCGACCGCTACGCCTGTTTCCATAGCCTTTACGACCATCCAATCGCTAGGCAATAGGATGCTATAGGCTGCTGCGTTTACAGCGCTTACGGCTTGATTTTGGCACTCAAACAGGTCTTTTGGCGTGTTGGTGTAGTTAACCTTAACCACACCGCCTTCTACTACCGGAGCGTCCTCAGATACCCAATAGTAGCGGTCATCTGCACGCTGTCCGTAAACTACGTCCACGATGCCTAAGCGAGCCTTTTCCTGTGGTGTAGACAGGTTTAACCAGTTTTGTGGATACTGGACACCGTCTAGATTGAATGGCGTGCCTTCAGGCAGGAATTGTACGAATTGGTTTGATTTGATAATTGCAAACATAACTACCTCGCAAGGGAATTCTTAAAGGGGTTTTCGGCAAAACAGGCGTAAATATATGTCTCACCTGCTGTATTCCAGTTGCCGTATGATTGTCTAAGTTTAAAACCGTTGGCTGTGAAATCAAGCGTTGACGCATTTGCGCCTTCCGCCGCACTTAAGTTTGGATTCAAGTACGTCCCAACGGCATTATATGGGTCTCTTTGACCATCTAAAATATTCCAATCACCGGAACTACTTATTTTCTTTGCTAGTATGAACTTTGGTCTAAACCCAAGATACACAAACGGACCGTCTGTGCTGCCGTTACCAGCATAGCTACCAAACGCTGAGTATCCTGCTATGGGGGCGAAGCAGTAGGCGACATAGGTTTGTGTGCTTGCATTAGTGCCAGTTGCCGTACCAACACTAAACACGGATGATGTTGGTGCGGTGCTATTCCACATTGTTGGCTGCGAATCTTGAGCGTCTGTTGTATTTAACCGCAAACGATAAGCCGCACTTGTTAATGATGATGAGTAAACTTGCCAGTTTTCACCGGCTGTATTGCGGCATTTAACAACAATAAAACTAGGCGCAACACCCAGCCCATGCCCGACAGTAGCATTAGCACCCGTACCCGTATACGTCACCACGCTAAACCCAGCACTAGCATTAACGCTTACAGTCGATGTGATTGTGCCGTTTGTGTTGGTTGATGTTGTGCCTTGTCCTGCTTGCCATTGCCAAGCCGTATAGGTGTAGCCACTTTCGTTTAAGCCAATACCTAAATTAAGCCCAAACCCGTTTGAGTTAAAACTTGTGACGTAATAATTTGGCGAGTTATCTTCTGCGTTTGTAAGGTTGCTAAACAACGCCTTAGATACCCCACGCACAGAGTCAACCAAACAATGACTTACCGTGTTGCTTCGTGATTTACCCCACACTAGGTCAGGCTTAAATCCTGCTGCGTTGACAATACTTTGTGTGCTTCCCGTACCCGTATAGGTCGTAGCATCCATCACCGTATTGCCTTTGACAATAGTGCTAGTCGGCAAGTTGTATGTGTTAAGCGCTACATAGCCTGTTGGGGGTGTGTAGGCAAATGGGCGTTGACCGAAGTTAGCATCTAACACCGTACTGAACAAAGAGGAAACAGCAAAGCAATATGTTCCGGCGGGTATGCTAGAAAACGCCGTTCCTTGGCTTACGTTGTTTTTATAAAACGTAATGGTTCTAGCGTCAGCGTCAAATGCCAAACCAATAACATCACCCGTTGTTGTGGATGCGCCGTAAGCAGAAGAACTTGTATTGTTGATTTTATGACCAGATATTCCACCGCCGTTACCTAGAATGTAAGCGTAGCCAGTAGCATATTTGCCAACGTAAGAATCAACGGTAGAGCCTAAGTTTTCGCCAATCCCAATAATTCCTACCATTGGATTATTGCCGCCATAACTTGACAGAGTGACTTCGCAATACCATTTCCCGCTAGTCATACCAACAGCAGACCTAACGCTTGCGCCTTGTGATGTACTTGTGTAAGTAAACTGCAAGTTACCGTTTGCCACGCTGCCATTGGTTTTATCTAACGGATTCAACACAGCAAAGTTAGCCGCCGTAGCACTTGTCAGCGTAGGCACATCGGTCATTGAGTCGTATGTAACGCCACTCGTAATGCTGATGTTGTTCGTTGTCCAATAGTTACCGTTACCGCTAAAGTCTTTGCCTAATCCTGCGTTAGAACTTGTTGTAAGCGCAGAGTTGTCGGTAAACGGTAGATAGAATCCGTTTGTACCGTATGTGCCAGCGTAGCGTTTAGGCTTCCATACTCCGGTTGTTAGGTCTGTTTCGCCGAATGAGGATGGGGTGAGTTGTGAACCATCTGCAAAGTTTATTTCGGTTAAGTAACCATCAAAATATTGACCAACAAATGCCAATGCACCAATGTTTGTTACATCTGTTGTATTAACTTCTGTATTATAGTTTTGACTGTAATAAGTAGCTGTACTGAACGCAGTAATTTGTGTTCCGTTTAGGTATATTTTTACTCTGTTTGATGCTGTTGCTTGTGTTGTATCAGTTGCAATAACAAGATGATACCAAGCAGAAGGATCACGAAATACTTGGGATGTAATAAGCTGTAATTGATAAGGACCACCTGTTACATCATAAACTTCTAAAACGTCCGTGTTGTTATTAAACCGTGCAACAAATATGTTGTTTCCTTGTGAAAAAAAACAATTATTTGTACCCAAAGCACCACGCTTAATCCAACCGCTCCATGTCCATTTTTGACGATTGCCAGCACTAGCAGGAGTGCGACTTAATGACGCAGACGCACTAGACCTAAACCGCAGCGAGCGGGTGAGGTTGTAGCCCTCTTCACCGCCTGTTAAAAGTAAGTTATTTTGAATAACTGACATAATTATTTCCCAAAAATTGCTTGTTCAGTTGACCAGCCTCTAACAATTCTTTTATGAATGTTATTTCTGCTTGTGCCAGACAATTCAGCCCATTCAGCAAGAGTTTTAATCATCCCGTTAGCTGATAAAAACCGATTGTTTGTTTTGTTCCTAGCCTGAGTAATTGCGTCAGCCCACCTGCAATTTTCCGGACTGTATCCTTTGTTTACATCAATTCTATCTATTGAACAACCTTCAGGCGCACGTCCCATATCGCTTAAAAAGTTTTCAAAAGAATCCCATCTTTCACAAACTGTAATGCCACGCCCACCGTATTGTGGATAATCAAAAGAATTTTTATTGTTACATCTTTTTCTTAAACCAAGCCAAGCCCTATATTCTTTTGTTTCAACAATACTTGCGCCGTGCTTTTTGTTTGCAATTGATGCGCTTTCTTTTTGCAAACAATTGCAAGACTTTGTTACACCAGACCTTAGATTTGCGCCAGATACAATTATCTCATTACCGCAATCACATTGGCATAGCCATTTGTTATGCGGGTTATTTCCGACAATTCCAACAAAAGATTTGACAGTTAATTTGCCAAACCTTTTATCGGTAATATCAATCATTTTGGTCATTATTTAACGTCCGTTACCAATCTTGCAGTAATTCTAGTTGAACTTTCTACATAATATGCCAAAACGTCTACCGCACTATTGCTAGCTGTTACAGTCGGGGTCGTGCCTTGAGAAAACTTCCAATACGAGCCAAATGCTAATGTCTTAGGAGAACTAGCGTGCTGCGTAAACACAATAATCCCTGACTGTCCGGCAGTTAGGTTAGTAGGATTAGCAAGTGTAGTATTTTCTGTAAACGTGTGCGTAAAGTTGTTAGCAGCAGCCATGTCTACAGCAATAGATCCTGAAGAGCTAGTAAGTGCTGTTGGTGTACCTATTGAACTTTTTGTTACAACAATGCGAGCAGATTCAGCTATTCGCATTGACTCTGTCCCACCAACTTGGAATACATGCGCTCTAAATGGAGATGATTGCGCTGCGTTATAAACAGTATATCCAGTTGAGTTATCTCGATATATGTCTGTGTACTGAGCGCCTCCGTCTATACCAATACGAATTTTCCCCGCTAAATCTGCTAGGTGAAGCGGGGTACTTGGGGTATTAGTGCCTATGCCAACATTACCATTTGCGTCAATTACTGTCGGAGTGGAATCAGGATTGGCACTATCCTCAACAACTAAAGCATTACCTGTTCCTACTTGAGTGATGCGAAAAGCGTTTCCAGATGAATTGGCAGATATTACTCCGCTAGTACCGTTAATACTTGTAAACGTACCAGCAGCGGCAGATGATCCACCGATAACTGTACCGTCTACCGTGCCACCGTTAATATCTGTTGTGGTCAGAACAGTAGATGCTAGGGTTACAACACCCGTAGAGTTGGCAATAGAACCTGCGGAAGTACCGTCTTTAGCCTTGAGGTTAGTTACCTCTAGGTTTGTAGTGTCCATTGTTGTGGAGTTAACGGTAGTGAGCGTAAATGTATCGCCCGATGCTCCCGTCTGCATATCCTTAAGTTGAGCCATAAGCTCACGGATAGCATTGTTAATACCACTAGGAGCGCAGCCTTCTGCAATATCGATACCGTCAATGTCGGTGTTATCGCCTGGTGTTGCGCTGAATTCTGAAATTTTTGTGCGTGCCATTTATTATTCCCCTAACAAGCCTTTAATCATCATGCGCTCTAAAACGGAGCGAGGTACGTTACCAAATTGCGCCCGAATATCTGCGGGTATATTCTCTTCTAATCCCCTAAAAGCCTTTGCAAGCAAGCCTTCATCCGGAGATACAGCACCTAATTGTCTGCGAGCAACAATCGAACGTACTGGCTCAGATGTAAGCGCTTTGGATGCAAGATAAGGGATTCCCTCAGCCGCAGCCGCACCTAACGCAGCCATATACGGGTCTTGTGTAATTGCGCCTGTTGCACCACCGCCAAGCATAGCCGGAAGCCCTGCGACCTTTTTAATAAGTCCTGTAGCCTCTGCACGCTCTGTTGTTCCGCTAGATGGAAGTACATTAGGTACAGCCTTAGAACCCATAGCAGCGGCTTCCATTTCTGTGCCACGCATACCGTAATCAGATTTACGAGCCAATGCTGTAGCTAGTTTAGGACCGCTTACTAAGCCTGTATTCGGATCAAGAGCTTTGTCTACAGTAAACCAATTAGCTAATGTAGAACGACCGCTTTTGAATTGATCCAAAACGTCAGGAGCTACGTTTAAATTACCGGACTGTAATTTGCGCTCGATAGCGTTTTCAAACTCAGACCGTAATTGACTGTATGCGCCTGTAGTAATCTTGCCTTCTTTGCTTGCTTGAAACAAGTTATCAGAAATAGCTTTTAAGCCTTGATACATTGTGTCGCCATCTATAGGCTTATTAGTGAATCCTTTGTATTCCTGAATAATCTTGATAGCCTTGTTTACATCTTCGCCACGTTGCGATGTTGGCAACTTTCCTAATTCGTACAGAATCTTGTCCATTGAATTGCGAAAATCAACATCTAGCGTAGTTTTTGGCACTTGAGTCAATGCGCTATAGTTTTTAAACGCATCGTCATACGCAGACTTCATAACAGCCGGAGTAATCTCTGTGCCACTAGGCAATCCAACAGCCTTTGCCGCTACTTCATTCACTACATTTTGGTTTGCACGAGCTAATTCAGCAAATGGACCGCCTGATAACGGCATGGCTTTCAAACCTTCCTCAAGCATCCTACCTGTGCGGCTTCCTGTCATTTGAGCAGGGCTGTATTGCATACCTGCCTCAATACCACGCTTTGCCGATTCAGCTTGTTGAGCCGTTAATTGAGTCTCTTTTGGAGGAGCTAAACCTACAGCACGCAATAATGGCTGTGCAACACCGCTAATTAGAGCCGATGAGCCTGTTCCTACGGCACGCTCTGCCTCACTTGCGTATGGATATGTCTGTGCTAATGCCGCACCGCCTAAAGCCGCTTGTGGGACTGTTTTAGGAGCCATGATAGACTGACCTGCGTACTGCAATGCGCTACCAACTTTAGGCGCTACTGCACCAATAGCCGATCCTGCGCCACGCAATGCGCCACCTGCACCTACCATTCCAAGAATATCAAGTCCTGCGCCACCAACGTACTCAGAAATTGATTTTGGCTCGTTTTTACCGTACTCAGGACTAAATACTGAGCGGTTGAACTGCACGCCTTCCTGAAACTTACGCACATCCTCTTGTGGAATCATGCCAAGAGCGCCTTGTGCAGACATAAGCGTACCCTGTACACCTTCTCCTGCTTGGCGAAGACGCTTTTGTGCGCCTGTTATTAAGTCTTGTGCAATTGTTGTTTCAGGCACAGCCGCAGCCGTAGCTGTTTGTGCTTGGCGAGTCTGTTGTAGCGCTTTTTCGTAAGCTGCATATTGATCCGCAGCCTCTACGATAATTGGCTCTGAATCAGGCGTTAATTGAATACTGAATTTGCTCATCATTATCCTTTAAGGTACTGGACGGACGATAACTCCGGCAGGGATAGGATTAACACGCATTGCGCCCAATTGTGTAGCCGCATCTGGCTGCATATTAGAAAGCATATCAACTTTAGCGTTATGCGATTGAATACGGACTTTTGCACGCTTGTCCAAGGTGTTGATAAGCGCACTAACTTCAGGAGCGGTAAACTTAGTAATATCACCACCTGATGCCTTACGCAGAATCCCACGCTCGCCTTCAGTCAAAGCACCTTGTCCACGCATCTGACTTGCAGCATCAAGCTCTAATTGAGCTAGGTTTTGCATGGCTACTGCCGTGTTTTGCAATACCTGAGTATTGTTTGAGCCGCCAACACCTAGCTTTTGTCCAATCTGACCTAGCAGAATTTGTACGTTAGCACCTGGTCCTGCAATCACGTTATCAAGCAATGGCTTAATGTCGCTAACAGTCTGCAATGTACCGACAGCGCCCTGAGCAGACTTATAGCTATCTGCCAAGTCTTGCACCTGTTGCGTTGCCAATGTCTGACCAAATGTCTGACCGTACTTAACGCTTACGCTTGGTGCTCCTGCTTGTGCAACAGCTAATTTCTGTCTAATAGCAAAATCGTTTGCTTGTTGGCGTTGTTCAGGGCTTAACTTAGATACATCTGCCGTACCAAACAAGTTAAGCGCCGCGTTAGCCAACTCACCTGTAAACATAGGTGCTTTGCCCTGCAACTGTTCAGCAATCTTAAGATAAGCCGCTTGGTTTTTAGGATCAAGCAATGCCATCTTTTGCAATTTAGCAATCTGAGCTTGCGTATCACCGCCTTGACCGCCTGTAGCGCCACCACTCATCGTACCCATCATTTCCTGTTGGATAGCCTGTTGGCGTGCTTGCTGTAAAGCCTGTTGTGATGCTTGCTGACCTGCCATCAAGCCTTGACCTAACACACTACCCAAAGATGTAGGCGTAAGAGATGGAGCACCACCTTGCAACAATGTTGCACCAAGTCCTAGCAATCCGGCTTGTTGTGCTCGAGCCATAGGGTCTTGATCGTCCCCCATGCCAAGCAATCCGCTAATAAAATCTGCCATGTCTACCTCAGAGTAAAGATTGTGGACGCTGACGCATTGCTTGCATCTGCTGTAGTTTCATAAGCTCCTCATACGGAGACATAATCTGTGGTGCTTGACCACGCCTAACTTGCGGTGCGGGTGCTTGACCTTGCATCTTTTGGTTTTGCATCTGCATAGCCTGTTGCATCATCCCGCTTTGAGTCTGTTGTGCCCGTTGTGCTGCGATCATTTTCATTACATCTTCTTGAGTCATATTCTCGAGTTTAGATGCGTCTACCGTACCTTCTGGAGTGAACATTCCTGACATGATTTACCCCAAGAGTCCAAGTAATCCAGCACCTGCGCCGATACCTGCGCCTAGTGGACCGCCACCCAATGCCGCACCCAACGAAGCACCGCCAAGCACGTTTGCAGCTTGGTTACGATAGATAGGCTGTGTAGTTTGCTGACCCATAGGAGCGCCATAAGCCGCCGATAGGAAGCTCTGTAACTTGGCTGCGGGTAGATTTTGTTGGAAGTTGTAACGCTGCATAGCGTCTGCAAGAGCTGCTTGCTGATAGCTTTCTTGAGCCTGACCAACTTGGTACAGTTTATCAATATCTGCGTAATCAGCTTGAGCAAGTGTTGGAGCCATTTGTGCGGCTTGCAATTGGCGAGCATAATCAGCACCGTATAAGTTACCGATGTTGCCCATTGCAGCCTCTTGGCGTGCCCGTTCAGCATCGTAATTCTGATAGGCTAGTTTACCTGCCGTATCGGTCAATGCCGTGGCAAATGTACCTGCTGCACGGTCTTGTAACTGACCCATTGCGCCTGAGCCATAACGACCTGCTCGGCTTGCATTGGAAGCCACTTGCTGCATTTGGTCTTGGAATGTGCTACCTGCCGCACGAGCCGCTGCATCAAACGCACCGCTAAAGAATGGGTTGCCTGACAGGTATTCTCCACCTGCCGTAGCTTGCATCTGTTGGATAGCAGGGTTAAAAGTATTCTGCATACCGCTAACAGTCTGCTGCGCTTGTGGCAACAACGGATTGCCAAGTACGGCACGGTTAGCGCCGAACTGTAGAGCCTGTTGCGTAGACTCGGTAGGCGATACATATCCCTGACCTGGGTAATAACCAGGCACGCTAGGGTTTTGGTATAGCTTCTGTGCCTCTTGCAAACCGTAGCTAATATACGGCTGCATAGACGGATCAATCTGCTGCGTGACTACCTGTGTGCTAGGTGTGCTTGAACCACTCATTTCAACTCCTTAACCCATGTACGGGGCATAAATCCTAATTTGTTAGCTACTCTTGACCATCCGGCTCGATTCGTATCAAAAGTGATACGTTTAGCTCCGGTTTCTCTTGCAATCTTTTCTATCTGCTCAACACCGTCTACCAATAAATCAGCTTCAACAGCCCAAGCGCACCAAACATGGCAAGTATCTCCATTTGGCTCAAGGATAAAGAAACCGTCAGAGTTTCCATTTTCCGACTTAACCAACCATATATGCGCTTGCTGATATATCGCTTTGGCATATACGTCTTCCGGTATCCAATCCTCCGGTGACTTCCGTAAGATTTTGTTGAGTCCAAACTTAATAAAGTCCCAATGCTGTTTGAGCGAGGGCTGCGTGACGTATTCATATCTCATCCGATAACCACATATCCGTAGGTTTTATCTGCCGTACTGTTGGAGAAATGCGTAAGCGTTGCACTTCCATTCGTTTGTGATGAAACGTATACATTTGATGACGCAGCAGGAGCGATATATTGCACCGTGGTAATAACAGATGGGATTGCAGGTCTAGGCAAACCCGTGTCGGCAGCATAATGCTCAAGCGATACGCCTACATCCGACACAGCTCCGGCTATCTGTATGTAATCACCTGCGTTTAACTCAATAAAAAAGTTAACGCTACCAATTACATGGCTAGGATCACCTGTGCTCTTGCGTGCTGGCAAACCAAATCTACTAGCCGAGTTAGCAACATCCGTACCGTTTTTACGAAACCACACATCTGCGTACTGAGCATCGTTTGTAGTATTGGCTAACTGTAAGGAAAACTGTACGTTATAAATACCGTAATTCCGGACATTTAACCTACTGCTGTTAGACAGGTATACACCGCTACTAGAATCTGTAGAGGTGAACTCAACAACATAGGTACTTCCAGTAGATGCGGCAAGTTGGTCTAGAGAGCTACTAAACGCCCCATATGGCGCTGTATCAGCCTCAGCAGCAGCAGATACCGGAACTAGGATAATTAAGCTGTCTGCGCCGATTCTAGCGTCATTTATAGTGGTTGTAGTGGCATTGCCTGTAGCTAGAGTTACCAATCCCGTGTTATTCGTCTTACCGTTCATAATGCCGTTGACAATCTCAGCCGTAGCTCGTGGATCGCCACCAAACGGAGGTAAAACTCTAAACATTATCGATTGCCTATTGGGGTAATGTCTACATCAATCGCTACCGCATGAGTCCAAGATACACCTGTCGGCACAAGTTTGAGCCTATGGTATGCGCCTGTAGACCTTAGCGGCACACGGTTCTCTGTGCTTGCCGCTGTGGTAGCGCCAAAGATTACCTCGGTATCTAGCCTGTTACGAGAGAACACAGCTACCTCTGCCGAACCATTGTCCACCTGCGGACGGGCTAACTTAACGATAGACTGCGGACCTGCTTGGAAGTCTCCGGTCTCAATATCTGCCGTTTTAGGCTGACCCGTATAAGTGATAATTTTAGCCCCATCCGCACCTGCCAATAGGACTTTACCACCCGCCCATAGGCGAGAATCCAAGCTCGTGCTTAGGCTATCCATCGTGCCGTATGCGTCCAAGCCTTCCAAGGTAATCGTGGCACTAGCAGCCGTAGCGATATAGTCTGCGCTTGTGTCTGCGTGCGTCCATTTCTTGGTTTGCCAGTTATAGATCAGCAAGGACTTAGAGCCGAATACGTTTGTATAGCACCAGATAACTAAGCTGTTAATCGGGTCAACAGCGCTAGACATTTGGTTAATAAGTGACGGGTTAGCGTCTGAAAAGAAGAATCGGTCTACTTTCTCAGCGCCAATAGGTATTACATTCTGCCCGTCACAAGCATAGAATCCATCGTCCGCAAGGAAGTATGAGGTCGGTCCGAACTGCACAATTGACCGTGACTCATAACACCCCAAGTTGCGTGAGATAGTGTCAAACTGAAAGAACAAAGGTGCGCCAATGTAAGACATACGCACAATAGCTCGCTCTAGGAACACTAGCCCGAACTCACCACCACGCACGCCTTGGATATCCCCACCGTCCGGTATGTCCTGATAATCCGATTGAGAGGTGGTACCGGATACCCAATCCGTCTCATCGTTAATATCAGACCACAACACACGGTTAGCATTGGAGGCAGTCTTAGCCGCCACCACAAAGTCACGCACAACCGTTACGAAAGACGCAGCCGGAGCAGATGCGGACAAGTCAGCAAAGTTAGCAGACGAGTTAAGCGTCCAACCCTGCAAGACGTTTGTACCGTTTGCCGCAATAATTACCCGACCAAACTGTGTGTAAGACCACCGATCCGTACTTGTGTACGCACTAGCGGTACGGGACACATCGTCCATTGTTGCGTCTGTTGAGTCAAACTTAAATATCTTTGTTGCACCTGCGCCAAATAGCGTAGTCGTACCCGCAAACTTACCCGCAAACACCGTTAGGATGTTTTGGGATGCGTCTTGCGATAAGTTAACCTCTGAGGTGAATGGACCGTAACCAATTCCCATAGGGATTACGTTCTTGGCTTCCGTAAGAGCGCCAGCCAAGCCAGGCTGATCCGGCATCCATTCGCCTAGATTTATCCTACTCTCTGCCATGTATTATTCCCCTGAGCCACAGGAGTCCATGTATTAGACCCCGCTGGTATATCTGTCCATGTGTTAGACCCGAAAGTCTCGTCCGTCCAATTCTCGCCTAAACGCTCTCCAACGCACACAACCGTACCGAACACGGTAATACTCATGCTTGCGCTACGGATCGCTCCTGCGGCTGCATAGGCGCTTGCAATGCCATTTGCTGTGCCGCCGCTCTCGTATTCAACGCCGCCTAAGCAAGTTACCGAACCGATGCCCGTAACTGAGGCTGTAGCCAATCGGATACGGATTGCATCGCCTGATACCGTAGCGTCACCCGATACACTTGCGTCAGCCATTCGTATACGGATAGGAGTGCCGGAGACTGTAGCGCTGCCGCTAATACTTCCTGCACCTGCCAATATACGGTATGCGTTAGCAACAGCTTGTGCTGTGCCTGTGATACTTGAGCTAAATTCTAGTATGCAGGTATTGGCTGATTCCCATACTGCACTATCAAGCGAGAATGCGAGACTATCTAGCGTGCCGAACTGATCGAGTCCTTCTAGCGTAAATGGTCCGCATACGTCATCCATAATTACGCCAACGTAACGGTCAAGCTACCTGCTGCAATCTTAAATACATCGCCTGTATCAATCGTCTTACTTGTTGTAAGCGCACCGTGATACATAAGATTGCCGGATGTAGATGCATCAAAAATGCCAAACCAACCAATCGTGCCCCATGAGCCTGTCGCTTGGTCAAACTGAATGTCTGCGCTAGTTACGCTTGCACCGTTAGATGGTGCGTCAAAAGTAGCAGACTTACGGGCATAAGCATTGCCTGATACTTCCGTACCCGAACCTGCGTCCGTAGGGTCAGAGGTAAACAATCCTACATAAACGGTTGCGGGTGCTGTGTAATTCGTAGCACGCAAAGTACCGTTGATAAGTGCGTTTTCCAAGTAATTGCTAAGAGCAGCCATGTTTACCTCGCTGTAAGTGTCATTGTAAGCGGAACGCCACTATATTGTGCCGATTCGTCCGCAGTATTTGTGGATGCCAAACCTCTATCGTACATTCCTGCCCAAATCTGAACTCGAGTATCGTTAAACAGGTACGGCTCTGCCTCGACCAAGGATGCGTATAGCAACAGGTCAGGCACGTTAGCTAAGAATACATTGCTAGAGTTTGTGCTTGATAAGAATGTGGGTGCTGCGTAATAGAGAATCTCAATCGTGTATGTAGAATCCGGTACAGGTGCAAACTTAAACTCGGTAGCTAGGATTGTGTAATCCAATGGTCTACCTGATTCAGTCACACGAGCATTACGAGAGAATACGGATGGGGAGATGTAATTCAATGGCGTAACAGGGTTGGTCAACAACACCAGATCACGCACCTCTAGGAAGTCACTAGGCAGGGCTACGGTAGCATCTCCACCTGTAGTGCTTGTTGTGGCTGCGTTCATCATCTGCCGAATACGCAAATCCCTACGCAAGCGTGTCTCGGCTAACCGGATAAAGTCCGGAATCTGAGCCGTTAAGTCACTTCTTGCGAGATAGTTTGCGATTGTGCTTTGCAACTCTTGATATGTGGTTATCGCCATGTTTTACGTCATCCCATCCGTATTCTTTTGTGCCTATATGCTTGATTAACGGGCTTAGGTCGTGATCGACATAAGTTTCTATCCCGAAATCTAGCGCCTTAACGCAGAAATGCACATCTTCACCAATAATATCGCCATCATCTTTCCAAATGATGTTAAACCAAGGCTTAGGGATTTCCCTAAATACCTGAGATTTAACAAGCGTCACGCCAAATCCTACGGCTGTCACCTGCTCTATCCCTTGCTTGCCTCTACTTTCTACCTTGCGGAATGTTGCCAAACCGTTTGCCATCTCCAACTGTCCGGCTGTTGGGATAATCGGCTCTCTACGAGTTGTGGCATTTACCCCTAAGATGGGTACTTTCCGGCTTAACATGACTTCTAGCGTATTTGCCGGAAACCGCATGTCTGAGTCTATCCACAAGATTGCCTCTGCACCGTCTGCCAGGGCTTCCTCTGCCAACTTCTCCCTTTGGGTAAAGATCAGCGTGCCTGGCATCTGCAAGAGCGTTATCTTGTGCTCTGTGTATCTTGTTACATAACCAACCATATTAGCTAGGTCAAAGGCAAAGCCCGACATAACGCTATCACGGCATGGTACGCATATAGCTATTTTCATACATTCCCTGGGCGAACACGCAAGAATCGGTTTTCAGGATTGTTGAGGAAAGCGGCAAATGCGCCTTGGTCAACAACTGCGAACCCTCTCATAATACCCTTTCTATTCAGGTCATCAATGACCGTGTAAGGTATACGAGCTATATGCGTTAAGTCACCCCAACGGTCTACAGAAGTAATACTGTTGTAGTCCCGTTTATTTGCTTCTAGGATATGCGAGATATCCTGCTTAGTTTCGAGGATTAGTCCACCATCTCCGTCATCGTGGGCTACCGTATGTCTACCTACTTCGGTGTCAACATTAAATAGTTTTTTCATAATCCTAGTGTGGGGTAGAGCCGAAGCCCTACCCCTATCTCAAGTTGAGATTACAGCGCCATATCTAGGTCAGCGACCAAGCCATGAGCTGCTTCGTTACGCATTTCAAGCGTCAACTCAGCGAGAATCTGAGTCTTATCGCTATCGCCTGTCTTAGCCAATTCGTTTGTTGCGAATGGACGCAGATAAGCAACTGCTGCGTATTCTGGATCAAGAATAAACGCATCACGAGCACGCATGAAACGGTTAGGAACAACAGAGACCGAACCGAAGTCCGACAGGTACACGTCAGCAGCACCAATAATGGTAGTAGGAGCATCGGCTGGAGCCATGTAGCGCTGTGCAGCGATACCTGCAAATGTCGATACTTTCTGCTTACCTGCTGCACCAACCATCAACACTTTTGGCGAACCGCCCGAAGCGTAGACTTCTGCAATCACGCTCTTGAGGAGAGCCTCAGTAAACGTGCGAGCAGTACCGTCTGTACGGGTCGAAACACCGATAGTTGTTGGGTCTGCACCGTCCGAAGCCTTGTCCGTGTTGGTCTTGATCCAAGACAACAACGAACCCATCTTACGGGCTGTGCTTGACGAACCTGCGCTACGACCTTGGTTTGCACAAAGGATCGTTTCAATGTCACGCTTCAACTCGCTTGATGCACGAGCCAATTGGTAAGCCTTTTCCGACTTGCGACCTGCTTTGTTAACAGTCTCAAGAGTGCCGGAAATCTGGATCGTCTTTTGAACGATCTGTGTGTAGTTACCAAGACGGGTCGTTGGGCTGAGTGTTGCGGACGTAGCATCGTCACCTTCAACCGCTGCGTTAGCAGTAGTAGCGGCTGCGAGGCTGTCTGTCTGCCACTCGTGGTACACGGCTGTAGCTTTAGCACGAGCCAAAGTGTTCAGCAATGGGGTTTCTGTTGGGGAGATGTTATAGATAACATCGGTTAGGTCTTCACGCTGACCAATAGCGCTGTGGGCGGTAAATGTTGCCATGATATTTCCTTAAATGAATCGTTCAAATACGCTCGCTGCGTCTCGGACTTTTCCGGTTCGCTTGAGCTGGTTTTGGGCTTTCTTAATCTGATCTGAGTTTGCATCTGTTTGACGGGATACGCCAGGCTTGAGCATCTTAGGGGCTTCGTTAACCTTCTTGGTTACGTTAGCCTTGTTGCCCATTAGCTTCTCGTATTGCATCGCACGGTACAAAGTCAGAACGGCACGAGAGTCATACACACTAGCCAACTCTTCGTCCGACCATCCAATCTTTCTAGCATAATCTCGTATGTCTTTTTTGACTTGTACGGACTTCTGCTCGTCTGCATACTCAGGTATTGCCTCTGCTAACTTCTGCGCTTCCGTAGCTAGATGGCTGTTCAGGCTTTGAGTTTGCTCCGCTTGTTGCTGTTGGGCAATGCGTGCTCGCTCTAGCTGAATAGCTTGTAGCTGTCTTTCTCGCTGAGTCTGTTCGGCTACCTTTACTGCATACCCAATCGGGTCGGTTTCCTTAAGAGCTTCTAGGTTTTCCTGCGGCTCACGAGACTTTAATGCGTTCTCAATTAGTGCAAGCCTAGCTTGGTACTGATCTCTCTCTGTCTTTGCTTGCTCGATTACTTGGCGTTCGGCTTCAACTTGCTTACGCTGTTCGGCGAGTGTTTGGGTTTTCTTGGTGTAGTCTGCCTCTCGTTGATAACCTTTGATTAAGTCATCGAGCGTTACCTCAATCTCTTCTCCAGAGGCTTTCACCTTGTAGCGAGGCTGCTCTTGTACTTCGTCTTGGTCTTCAACTTGCTCACTATCAGAGTCCGATTGCTCATCGTCTGATTGTGCTTCCTGAGTTACCTCTTCAGATTCCTGTTCGGTGTCCGGTTGCTCTTGCGAGTCCTCACCACCCATTAGTCCTAAAAGTGCTCCGGCGGCTTGATCCACCGAAAGCGTCCCATTTCCCTCTGAGGGAGTCATGTTTTCGCTCATTTGATTACCCTAATGTTGCTAGATACTGTCTAGCGCAGTTTTGCACCATTTGGCGCATATTCCTAAAATATCTTCCAGCGTTTCTCATTGATCTTTGCGTCATCCGCAATAGCCTGAAAGTGAGAAACAATCTGCTCAACCGTGGAGTAATTCCGGTAGGCTTCTTCCCTACCTTCTATGTCCTCTGCGTTTGAGTTAACAATCTTTGTGATGTAAAGCTGTTTAAGCCTTTCAATCTCTTCCATAAAGAACTCGTCTCTTAAAAGGCTTGCTGCACGCTCTGATCTGTTCATACCAACCCTGTAGGAGATATCGGTGCTGTGGATGCTGCTTGTGGTGCGTATGCGTCTCCGAATCTACCTGCACCGTAGAACGGTCCTGTAGTCGGCAAGCTAAAGTTTGGGAACAGGTTAGCCAAGTTTGCATTGGCGCTATCAATCGTGCCGCCACCATAGCCAAACGGGTTACTAGCCATAGACAAGTAGTTACCCATTGCGCTAGGCATACTAGATACGATTGCATTTAGCTGATCTGCGCTAAGGCTAGGAGTGCCACCTGTGCTTCCACCGCCCTGCTTAGGAGCTAGTGCGCTTAACGCTGCCAAACCACCTAGAGTTAGTCCACCCTTGATAAGTGAACCCATAGCACCTGCGGGTAACGCAGCTTCGATTGAGGCAAGGAATCCAGGGTTTGCAGCAGCCGCACTAGCGGCAGCATCGGCAGCAATAAACTCGCCAGCGCCTGTACCTGCGTATCCACCTAAACCTGCGGCAGTAGCGCCTGTAGCCCCTGCTGCGCCTAATTCCGTAGCAGGTAGTAATCCACCCATCTCTACCGGAAATGCCGTAGCGACAGCTCCTGCGCCTTCTAGTGCGGGAGCAAGATAAGCACCTGTGCCTAATGCTGCGGCTGATGCTAGAAACTTCCAAAATGCAGGGTCTCTAGCTGCTCCGGCAAAGTCGCTACCAATCGTGCCTAGCGGTCCTCTGTTCTCAACAGGACGGTAAGCAGACTCGCCTAGCGTTCCGGCAATAGCAGGAATACCTGTATTGGTATAAGTTACAGACTGCGGGTCGTTTGCATCACGCAAGTACAGTCTTACGCCTTCTGCGTCCACCATCTGCACAGGCGTAGCAGCCGTAGCCGCTTGACCCGCTTGCAAGATAGCGTTCATAGACTGAGGTGTTACCACGCCATTCTGCGATAGAACACCCGCCAAATTACCCGCAGCATCGTAATAAACCGTAGGCGTGCCTTTGATATTAGGCGCTGCGCCTGTCAATCCTGCCGTGTCTACAGATACCTGTGGAGCAGCGTAAGTGGTAGCCATTTGCTCCTGCATCACCACTCGGTTAGCTTCTGCTTGGCTTAGTCCTGCGTCTCGTGCGGCATAGTAAATGTCCATTAGCCGCATATCTTCTGCGGTTGGTTCGTATCCGTCTGCCATAGTTATCCTTTAAACGCTGCGTACATTAACGCTAGTGGTAATGCCAGCACTCAACTCGGCGGCTTTTAGCTGAATCTCAGCCTCTAGCTCCTTAGCCTTGAGTGCCATTTGTGCCTCTGTCTTCTCCCGCATTAATTGTATCTCTGCGGCTGCTTTCTCACGCTGCAACTGAATGTCAGCCATAGCTTTTTGCTGTGCGGCTTGTACGTCTGCTGCGGCTTTCTGTTGTGCAATCTGAATCTGTGCTTGTGATTGCTGAATCAGAGCCGCTGTAGTTGGATCAGGTTGTGGTTGCTTAGGTTGTGCAAGTTGCGCCTCAATCTCAGGAGTAATCTCCTTGAAGAACTCTGCGCTGTCTGTAAACCCTGCTGCCTCGATAAACCGACCTAGCGTGCCACGATATTGACCAACAGATACCAATGGGTTGCTTGGTCCGAACTGCTGCAAGATTGCCTCTTGTTTAGCAAGAACCATCTGCAACATAGTCATCTGCTCACCCTTCGAGCCTGTTCCCAAGCCTACGGAAATGTCTACATCGTACTGATTCGACCACTCACGAGGGTCTACAGGCACATACTTGCCACGCAAACGCATGACAGTAGGCTTGTCCTGATACTTGCAAAGTAACTGTAGGATGCCTTGGAATAGGCTCTTAACGCCTGTCTCGGCAAAGATACGAGCCACTAGCTCTAGCTTGCCACCTGCCGCAGCGGTAGATGCTGCAACAGCCGCAGCCGTGACATTCTGCAACACATTAGGGTCGAGCCCCTGCTGCATATCTGATACACCTGTGCGCTTGCTTTGTGCGTCATCCAAGTATTGCAACATTGGGAACGCTTGAGCGATAACGCTTGGCACTTGCATGGGTACGACTGCGTTTGGAGACTTCATGCGAACCACGCCACCAGGCGTAACGGTCAGCAAGTCATCCAAGTTAACCTGACCTTCTACAGCGCCAACTCGTGCGTTGTTAGACAAGTACAGGTTATCTAGCATCTGTCGGACAACAGTAGATTTAATCAACTGAATGTCCATACTGCGGTCTGCCAACGATTCGCCAAAGAACTTGTGCGGAATCGGAATAGGGCAGAGCGAGTGGAAAGGATTGTAATCCGTCTCTACGTTGCTCAGAATGTCTGAACCTGCGTAGAAGATTTGACGCATTTCTGCGATACCGTCACCGTCATAGTCTGTCATGAGATAGGCTTCGTAAACCTCAATCTCTTGCATACTATGGTCAAGTGATGCTTCCTCGTCCGGCTGCTCGCCTCGGCTGTATCGTGCCAATCGCTCTTCTGTGAAACTTAGGTCGTTATAAGACGGTAAGTTTTCCACAATCTCAGGGTCAAAGCCCATAGCGATAAGGTCTGAACGTGGCAACAGCTTACGGTGTGCAACAAATGGACTGTCTGCAATAGAACGTGCACGCTTGCTAATTAGGAACTCTTCAGGCGGTACATTCTCAACCTTGACTGCGCCATGTTGTGTACGTTTTGCGACAATTACATCGCTTGTTTGCATTACAACAGGCTGACCATCAGGACCGATTTGCTCAATAATAGTGGTGTCTTGTGCAACAATCTCTCGGCTACCGTCTGCCATTAGGAGCACCAACTCCTCGTCTGTCAGTCCACGGTATTCCTCTTTGGTTACGTCTTCCTTAACGTCCCAATAGCACTTGACCACGCCATTCTTTTGCAAGAGAGCGTCTTTAAACCAGTTATGTAGGATCGTAAAGCCTGGATTCTGCGTATAAAACACCCAATTACAGTAATCCGTAGCTTGTTTAGCGCCTTCCTCATCGCCTGGTCCTTTCGGCTCAAAGCGGACAATATCGTCCGATTGAGTAAAGACACGCACGAGTTGTGGCAAAGCGCCATCAATAGCCTCTGCAACCTCACCCGTTACGATCTGACTGCGACCTTCTACCTCGTTACCATAAGGCTGACGCAGGTAGTATTCAAGGGCTTTGGTTCTCGCTTCCGTTGTCTCTGTGTCCAGATACCCGATTGCGTTGTCGATTTCGTTTTCCAGAATCGACTTCAGTTTCCCATCGTCCATACATTTCCTCAAGCGCTTGAACACGCCTTAATAAATTATCGTACTCTTCACGAGTTACCGGATTGCCTCGGCGCTCCACAAACATTAGACCACCCACTTAGTATTAACTTGTAACGGCTTGCCCCAACCGGAGTCTCGCTCGTCCATACCGACCGCTAAGTAACGGAAAGCGTCTGAGCCGTGGCTTGACCAATCGTGCAAAGGCTTGTCGAAAAACACTTGTCTCTTTTCGTCAAACTCTCGCCTATAGTTACGCAAACAGTCCAATCCTTGCTTAACCTGCGGTACGTTGAAATAACACCTCGGCAATAGCCTTCTAACGGCTTGTATGCCGTCATCTACGCCTAGCCTACCTACTACCGTACAGTCGAGTCCTGCCTCTTGTATAACCTCTAAACGGCTCTTGCCTGTGCCCAGCTCTCTGACCTGTACATCGTGCGGCAATAACTGAGGTGCTTTGTGCCAACCTCGGTTAGTCAACTCCCGAACGTACCAATCTAAACCTTGCCCGTGGTTTTCTATGTAATCCATGAGCCTTACTTCGTGATTAGCCACTTGAGCGACCCAAATAGATGTTGAGTCACCCATGCCCAAGTCCCACGCCACAAATGTCTTGCAAAGGTCATCCCGCTCTATCTTATGGAATCTACCCTCGGATTCTAAGCCATTCAAGATTTGACCGTAGTAACTTCCCTCTACACTCGCTGAGAAGCTGCACTCAAACTCTTGATTGTACTTATCCTCGCCCATCTCACTCTTGGCTGCTTCTAGCTCAGACTCAGGAATGATCTTAGTTTCAGATGCCTTGAACTCTACCAAGCCCCAACCGTCTGCGGTCTCTGCTCGGTCTCTAAACTCTTTAAAGTGGTTAGCACCCTTGGGAGTGCCGATAAACAAGCACCAGCCCATACGGTCTGTAAGACTTGCACGCAAGACCTCGTTCCACACTTTAGGATTCATGTCGGCAATTTCGTCCAACACGCACCCATCGTAATAAGTACCACGCAGGGAGTCTGGATTATCAGCACCATGCAGAGATATTCTGCGCCCCCAAAAGTCTACACGCAGCTCGGATATGTTTACCGTAGCACCTAATGGCTGAGTAAACTTGACCAAGTAATCAAACGCTATCCGTTTAGCCTGTGTATAAGTTGGCGCAACATAACAATATCTAGGGTTTTCTAGTTGGCACTCAATAGCTTTCTTAACCAAGTGGTTGATAGCAGCTACAGTCTTGCCAAAACGCCTGTGCATTACTCCGACTACAAACCTGTTTTGTTCTAAAGCATCATGCAGGATTAACTGTTGTGCTCTAGGCTTGTACGGCAGCTCGATTACTTTTGCCATGTAATTACGGCTTGAATCGGTCCACCTTCCTCACCACTCACCTGTACGGGTAGTAGCTTGGTGTAAATGCTAGTCCAAAACGCTTTTTCGTTAGCAGGGTCTTCCTGCGCCCAAGCGATAAGCCTGTCAGCACCACCCAATCCCTCGGCAGCTAAAGCAATTGCTTCCTTAGCAGAGGTCGTTGTCTTGTTTAGTGCGCCTTTTGGTCTACCCTTACCCGCATTGGGAGGTATCCACTTTGGCT